CAAGTCCGGCGTAATCGAGACGCAGTCGGACGGCCAGAGCCGCCCCCTCCCACAAGCTGAGGCGGTTAAGGACGCCCAGACGGAACCGGGAACGGCGGTGCGCTGCGCCAAGAAGCAGACTGGGGAGAATCGTTACCCGATTAACTCCTACGATTACGAGAAGAGTTCCCACGGCCCGAATAACTAATGATCGCCGTCACCCAGAAACTCCCCAATAACAAGTCGTTCACGGTTTATTTTAACCCCGACAACATCGAGAAAGTGATGCCGTGGAATAACGGCGCACTCATCATCGGCGTCAGCGGTTTAGATACCGAGACGGTGGAGACAGCAGACGAGATTTTGAAGAAGATGAACGGAGATTGAAATGATTCTAGCATTTTTGGCAGGGGCCGCTGCACTAGCAGCGGGCGTGTATTACTTCAAGCATAACGCTTCGGTCAGCACGGTAGCGGCTGTCAAGGCTGAAGTGGCGAAGATTGAAGCAACGGCCGATGTTTCCGCAGCGAGCGCGGACGTGAAGGCGTACGTGGCTAAGCTAGAAGCGTTCGTAGCAGCGCTCAAGGCCAAGCTGTAAAATAGTTCTTGACACCGAACCCGTTCCGTGGTAGGATGGTTCATCCTCGATGGTGGGTATGGTGTAATGGTTTTGCATGAGTGATTGTGACTCATTAGGTTCGGGTTCGATTCCCGATATTCACCCCAAGAGAGGATTTATGGGCAAGGGCAATGCAACGGCGGCGTCAAACGCGCACAAGCCGGAAGTACCAACAACGGGCGATCAACCGCACGCTCACAGCTATCCGGGCAAGAAGACCCCGAAGGCTGAGAGGGTGACGGACGCCCAGCACAGTCAGGCATCTTTGGAATCCGGTCGCAAGAACAGCATGGGCGTGAGTGCGAACGGGTCTCACAAGGGCATCCCGACCAGCTTGGAAAAAGTTGGCGATTGCTAAAAATAGTGCTTGACAAAGTTCGGAAACTGTGGTAGGATGGTTTTACGATAGAGGGAGCGCAACGGCGCTACGAAACGAAGCAACGGCTTTGGCCTCTAAGGGTGGCGACCATAACCGCCAAAGTTTATCGGGGAATGGGGAAGTCTGGCCGTTCCCGCGTGCTTTGGAAGCATGAGAACCCAGGTTCAAATCCTGGTTCCCCGACCAAGTTTCTGCTGGGGTGTGGCTCAATTGGCACAGCAGGTGGCTGTTACCCACCCAGTCCGAAAGGACATTACAGGTTCGAATCCTGTTGCCCCAGCCAATTTTACTGCGCGATCATGGAGCAGTCTGGCCGTGCTCGTCTCCCTGTCACGGAGAAGATCGCGGGTTCAAATCCCGCTGGTCGCGCCAAATTTGTCGAGGAGTAGGGAAGGCTGGTCGTTCCCGCTTCTTTCGGAAAGAAGAGATCGCTGGTTCGAATCCAGCTTCCTCGACCACGAAGTTGCAACAGAGAGAAAAACATTTCCGGGTAGCTCCCGTGACGTGGCCTCGTCGACTGGTAAGGGGCAATCTCTCGGTTCCCTAAAAGGAACCCTAAGCGCGACGGCGGCGCGCGATGATAAATGCCGCCCGGATTTAAGTCGGAAGGTCGAGAACGTGGTGTAACGGAAGTGCACATCCGACGAATTTTCTGTAGCCTCTTGGCGGAACGCATACGCAACGGTCTTAGAAACCGTCGCCCGGAAGGGATTGAGAGTTCAAGTCTCTCAGGGGCTACCAAATTTATGAGGCTCCGTCGACCAAATGGATAGGTCAGCGGCGTTCTAACCCGTACAAGAGTCGGTTCGAATCCGACCGGGGCCTCCAAGTTTTGAGGCTGGTTGGTCCAATAGACACGACGGATGGCTACGAACCATCAAATCAGAGTGCAAGTCTCTGGCTGGCTTCCAAGTTTATGTGCTCTGCTGGCGGAATTGGCAGACGCGCCGGATTCAAAACCCGGTGGCAGGAATGTCGTCCCGGTTCGACTCCGGGGTGGAGCACCAAGTTTGATGCGGCATCGCAAGATGCTACATGGGAAGTCTCGGCTTGCCGCGCTGATTGCCGTTAACCGTCCAGTGCTTAAACGTAGGACCGAGAATCCAGCGTTTGCAACTGCCAACGGGCAGCGAAATGAAACGGACGCATCAAAGATTTTGCGCGTGTGGCGGAATGGCATACGCAGGGGACTTAAAACCCCCGGCCCGAAAGGGATTGTCGGTTCGACTCCGACCTAGCGCACCAAGTTCGCGCTGTTAGGCAAGTGGCAAGCTACCTGTCTGCAAAACAGTCACCGTTGGTTCGATTCCAACACAGCGCTCCAATTCTGTGCCCGCGTATTCCTAGGGTGGTTAAAAGCCAAGCGCGGGAGGTTTAGTCGGCACCTCATAAGTGAAATTCCGAATCGTTCTGGAAGTTCAACGAAAGACTTCCCCCATTTTGGTAGCGTAGACGAACGCGGAGCGCGCAAGCGCGACGAGGAAGTTCCGGCCACACCTCAACAGAGTGCCGTGGAAGTTGCGGGGCGAGTAATCGTTCGGGTAAGCGTCGGTACGGGTTCAAATCCGTCATTGGAGCCGACACACTCCACACTCGTGCAACATCAAATAGGGCTTGAGCGCTTGTTGAGCGTGATGAGAGCCGGGTTGATGGCTTAGAGGAATGTTCGTCCTCGACAGAAGCCGGGCTATAGCGCGACCAAGACATAGTGGACCGAAGGTGTTACGGTTGCATTACTCCCTCTTAAGGAGATAGGTCTCGGTTCGAATCCGAGTCAGTCCACCAATTTTCTGTGCATTGCGGGCGCGAGCGGCAGCGTACTCGCCTTTTAAGCGATGGGGTCCGAGTTCGAGTCTCGGGCGATGCACCAAGTTTCTGTTCCCGGTTAGCAAACTGGTCGTATGCGTCGGTCCTACAAACCGAAAGGGAGTGTTCAATTCACTCACTGGGAACCAAGTTTAGTCCGTTCCGAACGGTTCGGAGCAGGTCCTTATAAGGCCTTCGCGCTAGATTAGCGTTGCTGTTCGGTTCGAATCCGAAGCGGACTACCAATGGCCCTGTCGTCTAAAGGCAGGACGCATGGTTCTCAACCATGTAACAGCGGGTCAGTACCGCTCAGGGCTACCAGTTTTCTGTGGCAACGTCGTCTAGGGGTCTAGGACGCTGGCCTTTCAAGCCAAGAACCCGGGTTCAAATCCCGGCGATGCTACCAAGTTGAGGACATATGAAGCTGAGCCTCGAAGAACGAATCGAAGTTTTAGAGCGCGTTGTCGAGCGATTGCAGCACGCGCAGTATCCAGGTCCTTACGTCCGCGAGTCTTTCTTAAAGGAAGAGACCGAGAAGTTTAAAAAGGAATTGGAAAAGAATTATCGAGAGTCTTAAAAGTTTTGTGGGTGATTAGTAGCAACTGGGAAAACGCCTCGCTTGCACCGAGGAGTTGGGGGTTCGAATCCGCCATTATCCACCAAAAATTCAGAGCGCGCCGGATGAAACACTCCGGTCGGTAGCCAGCCCCACGAAGTAGGCGTCCAGCCTCGCCGTCTCTGATAGCTTTCTGTTCTCTGCTCGTCCAATGGCAGGACCCTCCCTTGATAGGGGAGTTATCGTGGTTCGAGTCCACGGTGGAGAACCAAGTTTCAGTTACGGGGAGAATGGGTATTCACGCGGGTCTCATAAGCCTGCTTTCGTGAGTTCGACTCTCACCTCCGTAACCAATTTAGACCCGGGTGGTTCCGATTCAGCCACTTGTGCCAGAATCTCTGACACAAAGTCCAGTGTGAGAGAGATATGACAACGCCAACGATACCACCAACGAAGCCAACGCCGACAGCGGTTATCGGCAAGTTTACCAACGCATCGCTGCAAGATATCTTTCAAACGTTCGACGGTGAAGGCAACCTGTTAGCGAACATGAATTATCTCGGAGCGATCAACACGGGGGGTCTAATCTCGGTTGTCCCCCAAACAATACGAGTGGTTATCAGCAGCGCTGAGTTGTTGGCATTGAATAACACTCCGGTCGCAGTTACTCCGGCACCATTACCGGGGAAGATTATCATCCCGCAGTTCTTCAGTGTTATATACACGGCAGGAACGGTGCCTTACACGATTACGGGGTCAGACGGAGATTTTTATCTTGATTGGTCGGGTCAGACGTTCGGAAGTGACTCTCTTGGACTTTTCCCAGATACTGGGCTAGTCGATCAGACGGCTTCGAATATTTTTCTAGGTGGTTGCACCAGTAATGGCCAAGACCCACTGAGATTGATAGCGAACATAATTAACCAGCCAATCGTATTAGGCATTAAGGATTCGCTGTCGTTGGGCAACGGCTCTTTAGCGATTGCAATAGCGTACATTACAGTAACGCCCTAATTTCTGAGCGAGTGTGGTATAAAGGTTGTGCCCCGGTCTTCCAAACCGGAGATGATGGGTCCGAGTCCCACCATTCGCTCCATTTTTGAGCAGTTGTAGTATAACGGTAGAACAGTCCCTTGGTAAGGGACAGGTTAGGGTTCGATTCCCTGCTACTGCTCCAAAGCACTGCTAGTTTAATGGCAGAACAGCGGGCTTGTACCTCGCGAACGTGCGTTCGATTCGTACGCGGTGCTCCAAGTTTGAGCGATGTTTGCATAGTGGTAGTGTGGGACCTTGCCAAGGTCCAGGCGCGGGTTCGATTCCCGCACTTCGCTCCATAGCCGGGTTCGTATAATGGCAGTACGGCGCTTTCGTAAAGCGCACGCGAGTGTTCGATTCACTCACGCGGCTCCAAGTTTCAATGGATGGTTAGCTCAAGCGGCAACGACATCTGGCTGTAAACCAGACGGTCCTCAGCGACCTTCCGAGGTTCGAGTCCTCGACTATCCACCAATATTACCCGGTCTACGCGAGTCCAAAGGGCTGTGACACGGCCAGCCACGCGCCCGGGGAAGTCCAACGTTCGCGGTTCGAAACCGCGCTGGGTCTCGAAAACCTTGTGCGCATATTGGCTAGTGCGGTTGGCAACTTTTCTACAGGCTGCAAGTGTTACGGCAGCACACCGGATTCCAAACCCGGGTGAGTGGGTTCAATTCCTACGCGGCCTGCCAATTTTAGCGAGGCTTATGACAGACAAACTCCTCCTAGCCGGAGAGATTACGACGAGCGTGATCGGTCTACTCGTTGCGATATCTGTCTTGATAGGAACGCTCCGCGCGCTTATTGATGGTAAAGACTCGGCGTGGAAGTCATCGGATGTTGCGGTCGCAGAAGGCCGTGCCGCAGGAGAGGGTTGGCTACATAGAATTCTCGTCGCGATAGATATCGCATTCAATGTGATCGTCCTTCGCGGGCAGCAAGATGAGACGATTTCAACGCACTCCTGGCGCGCCCAGCAAGAAGGAAAGTTGTGGGGCAAGGTGATGTGCTGGTGGCTGAACGGATTTCAAGCCAACCACGGATTTAAGGCGGCATCGGGCGACTTGGAAAGAGCGAAGTCGCGGGTGGCGCAACTCAGCAAGATGCTGGGACAATAAGTTTACGGACGATTGGCAGAGAGGCTGATCGCAACGCTTTGCTAAAGCGTCAATCCTGAAAGGGGTTCGGAGGTTCAAATCCTCCATCGTCCGCCAAGGAAGGCAGCGGTCAATGGTGACTATCTGTCTTGAAAACAGCGACAACCTGAAAGGGTTGACAGAGTTCGATTCTCTGGCCTTCCTCCATTCTTTATAAAGCGGCCACTAGGCGACAGGGCTATGCGACGTTTGTATACGACGAGCGCGACGAGAAAATTCTGCCGCCATACGGATAGCAGCGCTGAATGGTCGGCAACCGTCTCGAAAACGGTGACAACCTGAAAGGGTTGACAGTGTTCGATTCACTGGCTCTCCGCCATCCCCTGTAGGTGTTAATGGTTGCACCCCAGCTTGAAACCCTGGTGGACGTGGTTCGAATCCACGACTCGGGACCAATTTTCTGTTGCTCTCTCGTCTAATTGGTAGGACAAACGGCTTTGACCCGTTGAATGAAGGTTCGAGTCCTTCATGAGCAACCAATTTTCTGTTGGGATGTAGTTTAATTGGTAGAACGCCCGGCTCTGACCCGGGTGATGATGGTTCGAGTCCATCCGACCCAACCAATTCTATTCGTCACCAACCCCTGACTTAGTTGGGGGTTTTGCTTTTGAGGATAACATGCCTATTACACCAGTAGCAACAGAGCTAGCGTCCGCCGCCAAATATGCGTTGCTAGCATATTCAGGTATCACAAATGTTGGTTCATCTCTCATCGCTGGCGGTAACATCGGCTCAGCCCCGACCGCAACTGAAACTGGGTTTCCTCCAGGCATTTTGACTCCCCCTGCCATTGTTGATAATGCTAACGCTGGCGCGGCTCAAACTGATCTCACGGCAGCGGTCACTTATTACGATGGCCTAGCCTACACCTCCCTCGGCGCTTCCTCAGTAAATCTTTCCACCGCAGGTAACGGTTCTTCCCCTTCCACTTACGTTGCAGGCAACTACAGCGCCGGAACATCAATGGACATCCCGACCAGCATCACACTTGATGCGCAGGGAAACCCGAACGCATTCTTTATCTTTAAAGCTGGTACAACGATCACACTTGAGAGCGGGGCATCTATTCTGCTTGTCAATGGTGCGGTAGCCCAAAACGTTCTATGGATAGCCGGTAGCAGCTTCGTCAGTGTCTACAACGGAATCAGTTCAGTTATCCAAGGTACCGTTATCGCGGCTGCTTCTGTTACTCTCGGCGGCGGTCAGTTAAACGGTCGTGCTCTTGCGCAGACTGGTGCAGTCTCAATCGCGGCTGCGCTATCCCTTATCGTTCCTGCCGCACAGATTCCAGTAACTACGGTTCCTGTAGCATCCCCTCTAGCACCTGGCACCCCGGGCGGTCCAACACAGAACTGCCTGATCTCCCGCAATCTAGGTGCGCTGATTAACAACTTTTCGGTTCCTTACGCGTGGCCTCAAGTCAACACCAACCAATTCCTTGATTTGATTCAAATCGTCGACGCGGGCGATAACATCATTTTGAATGTGAATTATGCGGGCGTTGTCAATTACCCGGCAGTTCTCCCAACGAACGGCACTCGTATCGGTGTGTTCTACACCCGTTTGTTAGTCGGTACCCCGGCCAATCCTGTGCTCTTGTCGGCAGTTATGCTAGACACGTGGACTAACAACCCAGCGCAGGAAGACATCATTCAAGTCATGAACGAGGGTGGCGCAATCTCTTATTGGTGGGATTACTTGGGAGTCGCCCACGGCCAGTAAAAGAATTCACCATGTGGCAGCGCATCTGTTTCAGATGCCGCCGACTTCTTCAGAAAGAGAAGCCAGACGACATCGTCGTTTGTAGATGTGGTTGGATTTGGAAATAAAAATTTTTGGGCAACACATAGCACGTCCTAAATGTGTTACCTAATAACAGCGTGTCGTGAGCGGATAAATACCGCGCGCGAGGCGCAACGATAAAAAGGAAAACACATGAGCAACGTTCTAGATTTTCAGGTCAATGGCCTGAACCCATCGACAGTTGGCGGACTTGGCACCACAGTCAAGTATTTCCAACGCATCCTTGGCACCAACGGCCCGAACAGCGGCCCGAACACAAACATCTCGGCAACCAATGCCTCGGGTGCTTTGTTCCTTCCGGCAGCGGGCGTGTTTGAAGGCCAATCATTCAACGTGATCGCCAGCGGAGACGCAGGCAGCGATACCGGCGACCCATCCGGCACAGTTGATGTCGAATTGTACGCGGTAACGGGTACCGCAGCGGCCCCGGTTTACACGGCAATCGCAGGCACCGGCGCAACAGCACCGACCTACACAAACGCAGAACCGTGGAGCATCCAAGCAACCTTGGTTGGCACGACCAACTCTGGTATGCTAACCGGTTCCCAGGAAGTCGTACTTGGCGGCGCGGTTGTACACGCGGCTGTTATTGTCACGACCCCGATCATCGGTCTGAACTTCAAGACAGGTAACGTGGCGCTTCGTCAAGGCGCGGTACTTGGCTTTGTTGTCGGCGTGACCTTCGGTACCACGAACAGCACCAACACTGCTTCGTTGTACGAATTCACCATCGAGTCGTAAAAACTTAGGGGCGGTTAGCGCCGCCCCGATCTTCCCCTGTTGTCTGGTGCGCTGACGTAAAAGCGACCATCACGGGGTCTCGTGTGGAATCCACGACACGCTAGGTGACAGTCCCAGCAAAATTTTAAGGACACCTTATGTTGTTCGACCCATCCCAGCTAACGTTAGGTCAGGTGTCATCAACCCTCAGAGACTTCACTGTTGTCGGCGTCCTTCTTACCGTAGCATGGAAGACGCGCGGCGTATATGAACATGCTAAAAACTTCTTTGAACGATTGACGACACACATGGACGTGATGGAAGAAGGAATGCAAACCCTTCTCACGAACCATCTGACCCACATTGAAAAAGACTTGAAGACGCTGACTGGTCGAAAGGACGAGTCACTGTTTAAGGATTAACTATGCCCGCCGAATCAAAGGCACAGCGTATTGCGATGGCAATTGCGGAGCATCATCCGGAAGACCTTTACGCAAAGAACAAGGGCCTTGCGGACATGACGCACAAGCAGTTGCACGACTTTGCAGCAACGCCCGAGAAAGGTTTGCCGGAGCATGTAAAGAAGGCTTCTTACAAACACGCGCGGGCCGCGCGGAAGAATTGAATTTGGGCTGGTGACGTAGAAGAACTTCTCGCCATCAGGACCCGAGAAGCGGAACCCGGAAATCATACCGGGGCGGCTGAGCACCGTCTTCCTAAGCCCCTACTCAAGGGTGCAGAAGAGCATACGTCACCAGTGGTCCAGCATATTATGGAATTCGAAAAGGCACCTTACAGGCTAGCGAGAATGTCCGACCAACCACTGCTGTATATCGTGCGACACGGCGCAACTGGAACAGGCGACGATCAATACAACAGTCCGGAGAATCCGGAGTTATCGGAAGAGGGAATAGCGCAGGCTGAAGAGGCCGGGAAGTTCCTTTCCGATAGATTGGTCGGTGGATTGTACACATCAGGTTTGAAGAGAGCCAAAGAGAGCGCGGATATAATCGGGAAAGCGATTCACCGCATTCCCATGATTGATGAGAGCATCCACTCGTTGGATGTTGGCGATGTCGCGAACATGGCCGACAACGACGAAGCCGATCGAGTGATGAAGCATCACCAGAGCAATCCAGATAAGCCCCTTCCAGGCGGCGAATCTATTCGACATTTTCAAGACCGGGTTCAACCTGCTTTGATGAGACGCATCGAGCATTACTATCAGACGGGAGTACCGGACATAGACGTGGCGCACCACAGCGTGCAGCACGAAGCCGGAAACATGTTCAACGGCAACCGCGATTCAGCCCTCTCCAAACCGGGCGGTGTCGTAGCTGTCTACCAAGACGGGCCGGGTAAGTTTCGAGCGGTACCGATTTTCAAACCAGAGGAACGATCATGAAGCATCACAAGTTTAGCCACACCGTCATTGAACACCACAAGGACGGCTCACACACAGTTCACCACATCCATGAGAAGCACGGCCACGTTCACTCGGTTTCGCCTCGTGACGGTGATGTGCGCGGGGCAGCGGGCGACCATGACCAGATGATGGACCACATAATGGACCACACCTCGGCACCGAATCCAGGCGAAGGCCAGGGTCCGAACGGCGAGGCGATGGAAGAGCAGATTGCTCCTGGTATCCACTCGGCGGTAGCAGCGGCAGGCGGCACGCCTCAGTAAAATGGCTGACATTCAAGCGGTGAATCAGGCCGTACAGAAAGCTGTTGGCGCACAGGTTCAATCGCGAACGGACGCGGCACACGGCGATTACGATAAGGCATATTCAGATACGCATCCGGATGCGCCGAAACCAGCATCTCAGGAACACACGCCTCCGGGCGGGATACGCGTTCGCGGCGGCGATTACAGTGTCGCCCGAGACGCGCGCAAGGAATAATTATGGCCAAGAAACATAACGCTTCTCTTTATCGCGCGATGCACCATCTGCGCAAGGGCGGTTTACACCGCGCGCTTGGTGTTCCAGAAGGTGAGAAGATTCCGGCTGAAAAGGTGGAAGCGGCCCGCAACTCGAAGAATTCACACGTAGCGCATATGGCAAACTTTGCCCACACGATGGGCGGCTTCAAGCACTAATGAACTTCGGGGCAATCGGTCAATATTTAAAGAGCGCATTTAGCGACAACGGCAACCCGAGTTCATCCCGTCTTCTAACTGTGCCGCATTCGTTGGTCGCCTGCGGCTGCTTGATTTATGTAGTCATCAAGACCCACGGATTTCCAGATGGCACAGTACTCGCTGGGCTGGGCGCGTTCGCGACCGCGCACTACGCAATCAATCGCGCTACAACCGCGTTCGGTAAAGACAAGAAAGACAAAGATAAAACCGACGTGAATGTGCAGGTAGACACTAAAGTTTAAACGCCGAACAGAGGACCCAACTGGGACGGCAGTTAGACGGTAATGCTCTGAAGTGAGCCGTCTTAGGACAAGCACGTGAAAATAGCCCGCTCTTTAATGTTGGCCTTGGCACTCTTAATCGCCCCGATGCTAACGTTTGCGAAGGAAGCACCAGACTTCACCGACACGCTGTCGAAGGCAACTTTGGCGGTTTACTCCGGGAAGCAGGTCTGCGGGTACAAAACTGTCGACACGTTCCTTGGGCCTTTGGATATTTGGGGATGTAAGTTCGAGAGTCACTTCACCTGCACAGCAACCGTTGTTGAAAGAGAAGACATGTCCTCTTATGCTGGCTTAACTGCCGGTCACTGCTTTAACTACGAGTTGATGGATAAGGGAGTGAAGTATTACGTTTCGGAAAATTTGAGCGGCGCTCCGGTATTAAACGAAATCAAGTTACTAAAGTTCGAGACAAGCGACCGCTACGATTACGCGTTGTTCAGTTTCCACAGTCTTCGAGATTATCCGGTTATCGAGATTCTTCGCAGTGGCGAGCAGGTTCCACCCATTGGCACACCTGTTCTGAACGCGAACTTCTCGTTGGGAGTGGTTAAGCAGGTTCTGGAAGGCAAGATTGTTTCCACTCAAATCACCGGACAGGAAGGGAATGACGCTTGCGATGGTTGTAAGGGGCGCTTCTTCGTAAGCATCGGCGTAGGGCCGGGGGCATCTGGCAGCGCCATTGTAGATGCGAAGAGTCACAAAATCATCGGCATGACCGAGGCTATATTCCCGTCGACTCAGATGGCGACTCTGGTAGTCCCGATGGGAGACCAGTTCATTGATTTTATGAACGACGACTCCGCAGGCATCCGACCGGAAAAGCCGACGGGTCCAACGGTTAAGATTCACGAAGAGAAGAAGCCAGAACCTGAATCTGTGTTCTATAAGTTTTTGAAGATGTTCTTTTTTCCTTGGAGTTAAGATGGGTTCAACAGCGAATGCTCTAGCGAATGCAAAGAAAGCGCTAGAGAAGGCAAACAATTTTACCGGTAGCGCCACGAAGCAGGCTGGGAATGTATCCAACCCGTTCACTCCCCCGAAAGATGAGGGAGCGAGATCGGCGGCAGCACCGACAGATTACTCTCATGCTCGTAGCGCCCGCGCAAGTGCAGGCCACGAATTTATGGGAGTACGATCTGATGAAGCGCCCGAGCTAAATAGCGCTCTTGAACAGAGAGCGACAGCGGAGAAGGCCCTTCAACAATAAATAGGAGGGGTCATGGGTCTCACGGCAGCGCAGAGAAAGGCAAATCAGAGAGCTAGAGATAAGGGTCTTCCGGAACCTTATAACTCAACGGCTATAAAAGCCGATGAGGAAGCGCGCGCCGAGAAAGAGAGCCAGATTGTGCAGCTACTGGAAGAAGTCGCTGCTTACGATAAAGAAGGCAAGAGATTCCGAAGCGAGGCTCGCAGTTACACAAAACTCGTGCGTCTATATTTCGGCCAGCCCGAGATAGGAGACGAGGATGAGGAAGCCAGCGAGATCGAGAGTAAGAAGACCAAGAAGAACAAACGTCCCAATCCTTCCGAAACTCGGATTCGAATTCAAAACTCCGACATCGACCCAACTGTTAAAGGAAAAGGCCGTCGTCGTAGCATCGAAGATATAACGTACGAGGTCGACGACATAGTTGGCTTTTGGCGTTGGTTAAACCTTCGCGACCGCGCCCGTAAGGACTTGTTCTGGCTGGGTCGTCTACTCGGCAACGGGTTTTATCGCTCTGTCCATCAGCCTATCTGCGATCAGTTCGTGCAGAAGAATTTCGGTGGTCCCTGGTTAAATCCGGACGGCAGCGCAGACACGGCGCGCCCGAATGTGGACCCGATGTACTTCGACGGTTACACGCTAGACGATTTTCATGGCATGATTTCGGCCCATCACTATCTCGATGAAGACGGGAATGTAAACCCACTGGGGCGTCTAATCGAAATGATGTTGCTCGACAGTCGCGGCTTCTACAAGAGCACGATTAACTCTGTAGACTCGACGCAGTGGATGTTGTGCTGTCCAGATATTCGCATCCTTATCATCACGGGCGAATATAAACTGGCTATCAAGTTTCTGGGTGCGGTCAAGAAGTACTTTTCCCTGGCAGAGGGGCAGGAACCGACCGCATTTCATTTGCTGTTCCCCGAGTACGTACTGTATGGCAAAGACGGCACATCCGACTCACCGCTCGAATGCCCGGCCCGTTTATTGAGACAGGACGAACCGTCTCTCTGGGTTAACTCGATTGTCGCGAACCTATCAGGTTGGCACTGCGACATCAAGAAGGGCGATGATATCGTCACCGACGAAAACTCGAACAGCGAAGAAGCCCGAGAGAAATTGAAAGAGAAGTACGATGGCACTGATGACCTTTTAGACCCGCACGGGTTTATGGACCACATCGGTACGCGCTACTTTACTGACGACTGGTATGGCATGCGCTTATCTCCCGACAAGGAGACCGGCGAAGTCGCAGCGATCAAGTATTATAAGCGCGGATGCTGGGTTGTTAAACCAGAGTACGCGGATGTTCCGCTGAACAAGCTGACCGCAGAGATGGTCGATCTGACCTTCCCTCAGCGCTGGGGCTTCAACAAACTTCGCGCGCTGCTATTGAAGAAGATGGCAGGTACCGGCAGCGACAGAGCCTTCAGAAATCAGCAATTGAATGAGCCCACGGATGCCGCAGAAGACAGCGGTTTCAAGATTAGCTTCACCGAGGCTGACCTTCGTGCTCATATGTACCAGCGTGAAGCCGCGCCTAAGTCTGGCGATATATTCATTGTCTGGGACTGGGCTCTTTCAGATAAGAAGACATCTGACTATTCATCTGGCGTTGTTGCTCGACTGTACAAGAACGACGCGGGCGAGTGGTCCTTCGTGATTCTCGAAATTATCTACGACAAGTGGAAGCACTCGGAACTTGCCTTTCAGATTGTGGCGCTCTCGAAGCGCTGGGGTCCGAAGGTCACGATGATCGAGGCTTCGAACGCCGCCGACATGTTGAAGGACGAGATTACGCGCGTGGGTCACCGTTTCGGTTACCAGCCGTACATCTACTGGAAGCAACCGTCGCGCCAAGAGAATGCAAAGCGCAACCGCATTAAGAGCGTCGAAATTTTACTCAACGAACACCGCCTGCACTTTGTGCTAGGCCCGTGGATTGATGAGACGTTCAAGCAGTTAACCCAGTACACAGGCGAGAAGAAAAATAAGGGGCGCAAGGATGACATTCCGGACGCCATTTCTTACCTAACGTATATTCTTCCGGCAGGCGCGCGACCGATTATCGACAAGGTCGACCCCGACGAAGAGAAGAGATTAGCAGAAGAGCAGGCCAAGCAGATACGGAAGCAAGCACAATACGACCGTTACTTTGGCCAGCATCTTCAAACGAACACACAGGCCGGACCCGTGATTGAAGAGGTCGCGCCGCCAAAGCCGCAGGACCCGAGGATGAAAATCTTTGGCAATAAAGGCCCTTGGAGATTATGAGCGACATCGACCAGAGAATAGCCGATTTAGAGACGATACCAGCCGCAGAGATCACGACGGAAAATACCTACGTGGACTCCGAGACTGGAACCATCCAGTTCAATGACACTGCGGCTATCAAGTTAGTTTTGGCTGATACCGAATTAGCTGACAACTTCATCAACATTAACCAGTGGGCAAGTGGTTGGACAATGGCGGACTTGCTGTATCAGTCGCCGATGTCGACCAGCAACTTCGATACCGGAACCGACGTGGCAAACTCTGCCGTGCCGAAGTTCATGGTCTCGAACCACATCAGTTCGATTGTCCCGAAGATTATGGGCGGCATCTTCTATGAAGACCCGCCATTCCTCCTACGTCCGAGCCCGGCCACAACGCCGGATATCATCCGTGCCAAGACCGCGATCTTCACCTTTCAGTTGAAGCAGATGCGCTTCGAAGAAGAGATCGAGCGTGGCTTGGAGCAGATGGCACTCCTGGGCACAGGGATGTGGAAGTGGGGCTACGCGGAGTACGAAAAGAAAGAGAAGAAGTACAAGCGTTACGCTCCGAAAGTTCAGGCACCAGATGGCGTTGAGACTGCGCCAATCGACACGCCAGACTCCGACGATTTCGAAATTGAGTTTCGTACCAAGACGGTCTCTCACCCGTGGATTAAGTATTGTGATATCCGCACGGTGCTTGTTGACCCAGGCTGCCGTGTAGGGGACGTTCGCGCCGCGAAGTGGGTTGTGTACCGCGACTACGCGACATACCAAGACCTTGATCGTCTGCGCGGCACCGAAGGCTACCAGATTCCGGATGAAGACGTTCTTCGCCAGATGTTCTTGAAGAGCACCTCACCGGGGCCAGACAACATTACGATGACCATTCCGGAAGGAATGATGGGCTACTTGCAGCACTCGAAGCCGAGAAGCTACAAGACATCCTCGGACCCGAACCAAGCGCCTCTAGAAATCCTGGAGCGCTGGGACGACGAGAAGGTTATCGTTGTGCTTATCTACAACGGTCATTGCATCCTTATTCGCAACGAAGCGAACCCGTACGGACGCATTCCGTTCTACTCGGCTAACTGGCGCAACATCCCTGACAGCTTCTACGGCCAGGGACTAGGCATCCTGATCGGCAGCGAGCAAATCGTGGAGCAGGGCATCACGAACCTCGCGCTCGACCTTCTTGCTTACAGCTTGCAGCCGGTCGCTCTTCGTAAGAAGGGCTTCAACGCTCCAACGCAGAACACGCGCTGGGAGCAAGGCGGTATTATCGACGTTGAAGAAGACGTTGAAAAGGCCTTCAAGTTCTTGCAGATGCCTCCTCCTCCGACCGAGGCCTTCCAGTTCATTCAGCAATCGCAGTCTTCCGGCGCATCCACATCGGGAGCGAATGAGCAGGTTATCCAGGGCGCGGGACACGCGGGCATCAGCACTACAGGTATGAGATCAGGCACGGGAGCGGCAGCCGTAATTCAGGCTAATGCATCGCGCTTGGATGGCCCGACTGGACGATTCGTCCGCCAGGTCTTCGAACCGTGGTTGAAGCAGATGGACGAATTGAATAACGACTTACTCCCGACCAGCGTCATTAAGGACGTGTTAGGCGAGAAAGTCGGAAACGACTTGAAGATTGACCACATCAGTTACCGCAACGCGAACTTGGAGTACGAAGTGCTCGCGGGAGCGAACTTGGGAGCCAAGAAGGAAATGGCCCAGGCGCTTCCTATCATGATTCAGTTACTCAATAACCCAACGTTCGTTGCAAACGCAAACGACGCCGGGTACAAGTTCGATGCAGTTGCTATCTTCCAGGCATTCGTGGACGCAGCGGGCTGGAAGTTCAGCCAGCAGTTCATGGTCGAAATGACGCCGCAAGAGAAGCAGAAGCACGATGCTAACTCGCCAGCGGCGCTACAGGCCAACCAGCAGAAGGCAGCGGCGGCAATGCAGCAACAGAAGTTCGAACAAGAACAGACTATGGAGAACCAGAAGCAACTCGGTAAGGCTGGCAACGAGGCCTTCCGCGCTTCTATCGAAAAGTCAACCAGCCCCGAGTTATCGGGCGGGCCAGACCAGACGCAGGGTTTCGGCGCAACAACAGCACTATAATCTTCGCAGGCGTGAATCCGGGCCGGGGAAACTCGGCCCGATTTAAAGGAATACCCCAATGGCCGACCGTAAATTACTTGGCGAAAACTTGAACTATGAAGAGCGCATCGCGCTCGCGCAGCTTGTCAACCAACCCGGATGGCGGGTATTAGTGAAGCTGATTGCGGAGGCCTGCCGAGAGGCGACCGAAGCCGTTATCAAGTTGGACCCGGGGACGGAGCGCTATCCGGAGAAATTGGCCGGGATGCAAACGACAGCGCGCGCCATGAATAAGTTTTCTGCTGAGATACTTGACTCGGTCAAGTTACATCAGCGCACAGCGGTACAGGAAGCACAGCGACGTGAGAACCCGACACTGGTCGTGGAATCACCGAAGCGCTTCCAGATGCCGACGATAGCAAAATCTCCCGATGAGGGAACGAAGTAGAATCGAATAGAGGACAATATGGCAATCACCAAGGAACAAGTACTACAAATGGACTTGAAGTCCATCCACGCGGCAGTGAAGGACCCAGCAACGTCCGCAGAGATGCAGCAGCTTCTCCGTGACCGTGCGGTCGTCTCGCGTATCTCCGAACTGATGTTGGAGGCGCAGAATAGAGAAGCCGAAGTGGATTCGCAATTAGCGCGAACCGTTCCTCCATCAACGGAAGAACTTGCTAAGCAAGCTGTCGAGATGGCAGCAGAGCCCGCAGCGGAACCGGTCGTTCCCACAACGCCCCCGGCGTCCCCGGTTGAGCCTGAACGTAAGAAGATTGTTCGCGAGTATCAAGTACGCGATGAAGACGGCACACCGATTGGCCGTCCGACCCATTTGGAAGCATGGTCGATGGATGAGATGTTAGAGAAGATGCAGACCGCGCACGAGAACGCGACCCGCGCCTTCCACCGTTTGAAGAAGCAGAAGCTGACCTTCAAGCAGGAACCCAAGACAGTTCTGACACCGGAGCAGATTGCGGAAGCCGCAAAGGTCGCTCTGGAAGCCAAGGACTCGGAGAAGGTCACCGACGTGATTCGCCAGGTGATTGAGACCGAGTACCAGAAGCGCGAACGCGAACTGAGGCAGCAGAAAGATTTTGAAGAAGGGCGCGCTATCTCGAATGAGTTCATGCGCCACCACCTCCACGATTACAACCCGTGCGAGGCGAACCAGAAAGAAATCGGCCAGTACTTCGCCGAGAAGCAACTTGAATTTACTCTGGACAACCTAGAGGCCGCGTTTATCGACCTTATGGACCAGAACAAACTTGTGAGGGTGGAAACGCCATTCACATCGAAACCTGTGGTTGAGACCGTTAATCCGGCCCCAGCCGCCGCTGTGGTAACGCCCGTAACTCCGGCAATCCCGGAACCGGAACCAGCCGCAGTGCCAGTGTTAGCAGTAGCAGAGCCCGCAGCGCCTAGTCAGCCTGTGGCTCAAGCAACGGCCCCGACGCCTGCCGCGCCTAATCAGCAACCAGCGGCCCGTCGACCGGGAGTGAACGGGGGAATTGCACCAGGCACGTTGAGCGCACAACGTCCGGGAGCACCTGACCCTGCACTCGCGAGAAAGGAATTTCTCAAGACAGTTAAGGACATGAAGCCGGAAGTAATGAAGGCTAAGCTGAAGAGCGACCCTCAGTTCGTGAAGCAGCTTGAGTCTTACGGTATTAAGGTCCGATAACGTCACCCCGCAAACGCGGGAGCAACCGACTTGAGTAAGTCATGAGCGGACCAAATCCCTCAGCATCAAACGTAGCAAACGTCCTAACGGCACAGGCAATCATTTTCGATAAGGAATTGATCCCTAACCTGAAGGGCAACACCAACGCATTCGTTGGTGCAGCGGAGCGTCGTGTGCAAGGACTGCACATGGGCGTTAACCGTACGTTCTTCCAGTACAACACCCTAGCGGGTGACACTGTGCAGAACGCTGATGGTACCGTGGGCAACCCGGAAGTCATCAGCCAGTTGTCGTCTCCGGCTCAGCTTGGAGAATGGAACAACTACTCGAACTTTAGCTCGTTCGCAATCGCAGCGGCTATCGACGAGTTGGTAGGCAACAGCGCAGTCGAACTTGGCTATCAAGCCGGGCAATCGATCAGCGAGTTGTACAGCGCAGTTGCAGACAGCGCCTCGGGTGTGGACGCCAACGTCAACCAGAGCGCGTTGCTTGCTTCTCCGTACACGCTTGACCTAGGCACCATCCGTGAATTGAAGCAGCAGCTTGTTTCAAAGAACGTGTTGCCGTGCAAGCGCGGTATGTTCTTGGGCGCAATCAGCCCGAACGTGTTGGGCGACATCTACAACGCAACGACTGTGAACAACAGCATCGTTGACTTGTGGAAGTACGAAAACATGGAGAAGTTCGATGCGATGGCAGGCAGCGACCAGAACAAGGTCATTGTCCTACCGGGCACGAACATCGGCTTCATGCAGACCCCGTTCGTAACGACAACCGCAAACTACCAGGCAACTGGCAAGATCGGGTACCGTACGTACGTGTTCGGCAACTACGCCATGATCGGCGTGTGGCTGCAAGTACCGGGCGACACCGACCTAGATGACGGCGATTGGAAGACGATTGACTGCCGTGTCGTAACAGACGCGCCAGCATCATCGTTCGACCCAGTCTCGACCATCGGTGGGTGGTGCTCGTACAAGTTCCACCAGACGGTAACCCTACCGCCTGCAACTGGTCTAAACACCCAGCGTATCCGCTTCATCGACAGCGTTCCGGCCATCCAGTAACAACTGGGCAACCACATTCGAGGGGGAGAGTCGATGCTCTCCCCTTCACCTCTAATAAGGACGACCAATGTCAATAATCACCCCAGATCAGCCTTACGTTCCGGGTACAGACCCGGAGAATATTTGGAACGAGCGTCACGACATCGACGCTACGCATGAGTCGATTCAGCAGATGTTAGCGGGCGGCACGCCCAATTGGTTTAAGTGGCCGCACGAGTATAAGTCGCACGTGAAGGAATCATTCGCCGCAGAGAAAGAAATCTCTAATAAGATGGCGGCGCAGTACAAGTGGGACGACCAGGAGCAGTTGACCAACGAGGTAGCACGTAAGGTCAATCCTATGTCGACCCGAGATTTTATGAAGAAGTTGCAGGCGAACGGCATCAAGGCTGTTGTCATGGACAACGGACTGAAGGGGACGGTAGGATTGTGGGCGACCCCGCCGAATCGTACTAACAAACTTCGATACGTTTGCTACTTACAAGTTCCGGCGATGTACGAGTGGTCGGTCCTTAGACTCGACAATCACGGCATCCCGAGCGGTGAAGCATTTCGTGGCTGGCGCACGGTAGCGATTCAGCTTGTCGAAAAGGAAATCATCACCGAACAGCAGTGCCACAAAATCTTCGGCGTACCATCGCCGAATGTAATCTCCGCGCGATACTTCCGTTCTCTTTGGGAGAAGCGTAACGGCAAACGTTATGTCGATCTCGAAGAGCAGGAGTCTCTCGGACAATCTGCCTGACCCCGGGCCAGTACAGGGCGGTTGAAGAAGTTTTGCCAACCTTTCAAGGTGTACAATGACGAATCAAAACCAGAAGCCTGCGGCCACGGAAGTTGACGTAAACTCGGTGTTGCAGGAAGCAGCAAAGACAGGAAGCCTTTCGGAAGCCAAATTCATGGCGTTGTTGACGGTCATGATGGCGAAGGAAGCGCGACTAGCAGAGAAGGAAGCGGCGCTGGAAGTAGCGCTGCAAGCCAAGGACGCGCAACGCAGAAAGGAATCTGAGAATTACACAATCGCGAAGATCGAGTCTCAGAAGGCCTGCAAGCATTTGAAGGGCGGCAAGGGCCGTACCCGTGGTCAACAACGCGACCCGGCAGTTTACGCACACACATTCACGGATGGAAACATCGTCATCAAGTGTCATCTTTGCCAAGCACGTTGGATGCCAGGCGACACCGACGAGTATCTAACCCGTAACGGAAGCAAGATTCCGAACTGGACAGGTATCGGCTGGCGCAGAGCGCAGGAGATGGCAGAGGATTCGAGCAACAAGTCTTCATCATCAGAGCGCTTCGGCGGACAGGCAGTGTCTGTTGAGAGCACCAAGGCTGGGAAGGAATTGGCGAACACCAAGAACCTTCAGATTTAATATTTGTAGCAATCCGAGGGGCGGCGGATTCCGCCCCCTCTTTTCAGGGAACCGATGACTACAGTCGCAACCACTCAAACTTCCCAAACCACCACCTACGGCTGCATCCCATCTCATTTTAGCGCGCTCCCTCAATCTGCGCGGAGTTTTTAATTTATGGCAACATATTCAATTTCGGGAACTACCGGCGTAGCTGGGGCTACAGTCAACTATACAGGTCAAGCTACTGGCTCTGTTACCTGCGACGGAAGTGGAAATTTCACCATTTCTGGTTTGAACAACGGCGACTATTTCTTGTCTGTTTCGGAGACCGGAGTTTACAACTGGTACACGACCGTCTTTATTTCGGATGTCGTAATACGCACGGGAACAACAGGTATTGAAGGTGTCGTCGTTAACAACGCAAACGTCACCGGGGTTACTATCACGGGTCATCCGTGGACATCAGGAAATTCTGCGTATTCTGGTGCAGGAAACAACAGCGTAACATCTCAGTCTACCGGTACGTACACTAGTTTCGGCGGCAATCACATATTCGTTTATGTGGGCGCGGTAGCGGCTAACATTAGCAGTGTTATGGACACCGTAGGGACTGTGTATACCCCTGTCGGAAACAATTTCTATCACGGTGTCTCCGCAGCATCTCCTAGTGGCACGACAAACAACGTAACGGTCAATCTCATTGCCGGTGAGACTTATGTGACGATGCAGGTCATCGAACCTGCTTGGTTCCCACCAGGCATCCTCGGACTGATCGGGACTCAGAATATTCAAGTAAACGTGGCTGGAACTCAAATTCTCTGCAACCCGGTTAACACGCAAGCGCCCGCAGCGTTTGTGATGCTCGCGGGTTCCGATAATGGGGGCGCAAGTGCATCAAGCGGGGCTAACAGTACTCTGATTAGTGTCGGCGCGTACGGCGGCTTCCAAAACCTAGCTTACACCTTAGTCAACGGCCAGAATCAAAACTTCACCGCTGGGCTGAACTTCCCCGTATCGACAGAGCCAATGTATTTGAGCGTCGGTGTGTGGGGCTTCTTTACCACAGGCATCACAGGAAACTGCGGTGCAGGTGGCGCGACTGTCGGTTACAGCGGCCCGAAGTCCGGCTCAGTAACAGCGGACATTAACGGAAACTACTTCATTCCATTCGCTGCCGGGTCTGATGCAGGCACATACACGGTCACACCAAGCGGCACAGGATTGACGTTCTCTCCAGCGAGCAACACAGTCAGTGCAGCGCAGTTGGGCACGAACGTTGTCGGCCCGAATTTTACCGCATCCACGACGATTACGAGCGGTCCTACCTACACAGTCACCGAAAGCACAATCGTAGCGACGTGGACGACAGCCGGAGCCTGCAACTCTCAGATGTTTGCAGGTGCAAAAGCTGCGGTCGATAACTCTTTACCTGCTTCGGAAACAACCCACTTCGCTGTTGTCACTGGTTTAAGTCCGTCGACAAGTTACTCATGTTATGTGCAATCCTTGGGTGTGCAATCATCCCCAACTTCTATAACTACTGCGCCAGCCAGAGCCCGTTTCCAAATTAGCGGGGCGTCGTTCAGCCCAACGTTCCTTTCAGGAAGTGGAAGTGGTGATACGTTCTTCAACTACCTTTCGAACGACGGCAATTATTACTGCACGATGTGCGACGGCACCGGCATCAGCGGCGATGATACTGGCGGTTCTAACGCGTCTATTCAGAAAATAACAAGTCTTTCACCTACGCTTACAGGCGTAACCGTAAACGCGATGACCGCACTAGGTGCAGAGAACTCGTACGACGGCCAGGATGCGCCGGAAGGCAGCAACGCGGGGTCGACTAAGAAGTGGGGCGGCGCGATGTTTGGAGTCGGAGGGAATCTCTTCGCATTCCTAACTCGCCAGAGCGTCGGGCCGGACTTCTGGGAATATCGCGGTGGCATCTTGATGTCTCCAAACCACGGAACAACGTGGGGAAATTGGGAGAATCCGGGCGTCTTCAATGCAGCGGCAATTGAGCCGTTTCCTGTAATGACGTATGAGTACGCTTCAGCTTTACTTGGAGATGCGTTCCCGGTTCGATACGCCCCCGATGATGGGACTTTAGGTTATAATACTGCGGGGAATCAGATTGATGGCGGCAATGCTTGGATGTATTCTCTTCTCAGCATTCAGGGGTACCCAAACTATTTCTACATGATGCGTACGGCCCGCCGCGCTCTTAACTTGCTTGTTTCTGTTAATGCGCCGCAGCCAACTTTTCAGTATTGGATTGGTCCAACGTCTCCTGCGCCATCAGATTTCGTCAATGACTCGAATTGGTCTAGCAGTGTTTCTGGGGCAACCCAGATTACGGTGCCGGGCATAACGAGTCCAAGCTGGACGCATATCACGTACATCCCGGTTCTGAACTCATATATTTGGAGCGGTCAAGGAACGGGCGCAGGAATCGTCATCGCGGCAGCACCCACGCCTGCGGGTCCGTGGACTTCGATTGTACAAGCGAACTATTCAACGTCGGACATCGGAGCACCGTGTCTTCTACACGGCGATGCAGCAAATAACACGGCATCACAAAACTTGTCGATACGCGCAACGTTCAGTGGGGTATACACGGGCGCTCATTATGCGGCGCAATTGATTGCTGGAACCTTCACCACATCGGCATACCCTATCTCAGGAAATGTTGGTGTGGGTGGGGCAACTATCACTTACACGGGAACCTCATCTGGTTCGGTTGTCGCGGATGCTCTAGGTTATTATACAATTTCGAATTTGGCGAACGGAACATACACTATAACTCCGAGTGCTTCCGGTCACACATTCAGTCCAGCAGATCAGACTGTAACTGTGAACAACGCAGGTGTTACAGGAACTAACTTCACAGTATCGGGAGCATACAGCGTGCCAGATTGCCGTGATTCATATTGCGGGCTGGTACCAACAACCAATCTCTACCCGAATGGCAGCCGTGCAGTTCAAGGCACAGAAATTTATGATGTAGAGACTAGCAACAACGCTGCGGTGCCGGGCACAGATAGTCGCGCAGCGGGCGCGCCTGTAGACAGCAGAGTTGCACCCAACATCCCAGAGAATTCAAGAACGCCGGGCACCTTTGGCCCAGGAGAGTAAGTCATGGCAATCACTCAAATCGAAATCGGAACCCCGTCAAACGAGTTTATCTTCACAGACACTGCGATGGGTAGTTCTGCGGATGGAATTAAGGGCTCGTCCACGCGACTGTACTCGGTGACTATCGACAACAGCGCGAATGGCGGCGCGGCTAGTTATGTAAAACTTTTCAATCTCTTAAGTGGCAGCGTCACGGTCGGAACGACAGCACCGGACGAGGTGATCTACGTCCCGGGCGGCGCTGTTGTCACCAGAAACTTTTGGACAGGCGCAGCGCCAGGACTTGTCTTCGGCACCGGTCTGTCTGCTTGCTGTGTGACCACCGGCGGCACGGCGGGAGCGGTTGCGCCGTCAAGCAGCGTAATCGTGTCGGTCAACTACGTATAACGCGGAGAGCAATAAATGGCATATGGAAACTTTTCAATCCTATCAAGGGTGACCTTGCAAGGCATCGTGGACGTTGCGCAGACCTTCGGTGACGTAGAGCCCATCATCAACGCGGGTAACTTCACCCAGACAGTTGCGCTCTCGATTGCCAACACGGTCATGAATCAAATTGTTTCCACAGCCTTTCCGTGGAAATGGAACGAGTTTGTGATCGAACCGATCTACACCAACAGCTTTCAGCAAGATTACGCGGTCGTAAATCCGGTCGGCTTGACGGGCAACTTGACATTATCCGCTGTCTCTCAAGTCTCCGTATCCCAAGGCACTGCGGTTTACACGGGCACGATCACGGGCGGCGAGTTTGGCGCATTCGTTGATGTGCCATTCGTCGTTACCGGATTCACAAACCCGGGAAATAACGGCACCTTCATGTGCGTAGCCTCTTCAGCGGGGGCGATTGTATTAAGAAATGTGAATGCGATTGTCGAGACTCATGTGGGCAGCGCGATCTCAGCCGCAGGCCCGCTTATCAACCTCTCGTGGTTGGAGCGCGGCGTGGCATTCGATATCAATAACTCAGCAATTCCGAAGCCATTCGTGCGCATCGAAGTTGGTCGTCAACTACAGCAGTTGACCGCTAGTTACACGGGCGCGACAGGATTGGGCGACCCAGGCTTCCGCTGCAACTGGTTCCCGAACCGTACACTTTACTACGGCGTGTGGGGACAGGCAAACGTCGGTGGCGCAACGCTTGGCAACAACCCAGGCCCGGGCTCGATCTACTACCAGCCGACCGGCTCAGTCGTAACCGGCGCAACGTGGGCTCTCGGCCAGGCGACCTTTACGATTACGAGCATTCTGCCTACGATCATAGTGGGCACCACACTCAATATCACGAATGCTTACCCGGCTGCCTACAACGGGAACTGGACGATTGTAAGCATCAACGACACAGTGAAGACTGCGCCAACGGTCACCGTTACGATGGCAGCGAACCCGGGTGCATACGAAGCTGGCGGCGATGTGAATAATTCGAACAACACGAGTCAGCCAGACAACCCAATTACGCAGATTCAAGACCCGAACGGGAACTTCCTACTCTTGACCACGTACGGAATCGAGGGCACAGCACCGCCTATCGCCCCGCCAAACGCGTGCCCAGGCACGACGGTATCAGGCACGGGCGCATCGACTCAGTGGACCGTGCTAGACCCGAACGGCTGGGGCTTCCGCTTCTCGCCTGTGCCATCACAGACTGGAACAGAATGGCAGATGAACTTGGTCGCGCAGATGCGCCCGGTTCGCTTCGTTAGCTTGAGTCAGACACTGGCTCCGCTGCCGGATGAATTCGAGACCATGTTCCGCGATGGCTTCATCGCTCAACTTTACCGCCGTTCACCGGAGAAGGCAGTCTACGCCAAGTTTAACACCGAGTGGGCGCTGTGGATGAAGACTCTGACCGATATGCGCGTGAAAGATGACCGCGAACTGGAAGAGAACAAGTTCATCCCGTCTCGCACGATCTTCGGCGCAGCACGTAGCCGCAACAATTTCCAAGGAGCAGCGTGGCCGTACAACTACCCACGTCCTTAATTTATGCTTAACCTGCAAAACACTCTCAACTTCGCATTGCCCTTCATTCAGTACGCGCCTCTTACGGCTGGTTTGGGGATGGAACCTGCGGTCTCGATTGCCTCGATGATTCGCAATTCGATCTTGAATCCGCCGCAGACGTGGTACTTCAATCGTGGTACAGCTACGTTTCCAACGGTTGTGGGGCAGCAGGATTATACCGAAGCTACCGTGATAGACCTTGCCTTCGTGGAGAAGGCTGCGATTGCAGACGATCAAGGCAACATTTGGGAGTTGAAGGACATTTATAACAACGCGGCATTGTCGCCGTCTTCTTTCCAACAACGTCCCAGCGCGATATCGGTTGAGTCATCTGACTCCGTAAATGGTTGCCTGTTCCGCTTCCTAGGTGTGCCGGACCAGATTTACAATGTGACCATTACGTATCAGAAGTTGGCACCCCAGTTCGGGCCGTTCTTCATCTCAGGCGCGGCGAACGCTGCGGGCGGCAACACGATTTATAATGGGACATTCGACACACTGTCATTTCCGACCGGCGCAGTTGCCATCATCAACGGGTTCCCAACGGTGTCCGCAGTTAACAACGGGTCGTTCGTGGTCGTGGCTAGCACACCTACAACCCTTGAGGTTGCGAATGCAGCAGGTGTGGCTGCAACACAGCTTGCCTATGCCAACAACTTCTCGTGGGCACCGATTCCGGACCAGTATTCGGATATCTACAACAACCTATTTTTGTCGGAGGCATTCGCACTGGCAGACGATGCGCGCGCGCAAGTTTACCGTCAGCGTGGTATTGCGGCGTATATGGCGAAGTCTAGCGGCTTCACCGAAACTCAGAAGAACGCCTTCACTCAGCAGTGGATGGCGCGCGATATCGAGAAGCAGGCCGGTATCGGCGCGCTTCAATTAGGACATACAGGCCGAGGAATCTAAAATGTTGCTGATTGCCGTCTGCTCGTGTCATAAAGACAGAGACGTTGGCTGTCATGACTCGATACGCCGCTCGTGGGGCCGTGTCGCCTTGGAAGCGGGAATCGATGTTCGGTTCTTTCTAGGCGGACGATACCCGGCGAATCTGGAAGCGGATGAGACTTGGGTGCCTGTGCCGGATGACTACCTCAGTCTTCCCCACAAGACGAAGGCGATTGCCCAATGCTCTCTGATTCAGGGTTACGATTATCTCTTTAAGTGTGACAACGACACGTTCTTGGTACCGAAGAGATTACTCCAATGTGGTTTTGAAGATTTCGATTACTACGGCACTCCCGTTAACAAGATTTACTTGAACGGTGGGCCGGGTTATTTCCTCAGCAAGAGAGCAGCGGAGATAGTCGCGGCATCCGAAGTTGATGAGCAAGCGGAAGACCGTTGGGTTGGACGCATGTTGGGCGACAGAGTTTTGAGAGGGGACGCGGGAGAGAAATTCTGGCGTTACTCGACTTGGCATTACCCGGTAGGGATGTACGGGCCGAAGAGATATCATCCCGAGTCTCAGTGGCAAGAGACGATGGCACGTGCGTATCTCGATGGCACGGAGGGCTTAGACCCTCGCGGGTTGTGCTTTCAAGATCGAGCAGAGAACGGCATCATGGTCGGCGAATTTAAAATACTCCTCCGATTTCCCGGTCGAGAAGATGTTGTTAAAGTTGTTTCCCGGGAAGAGTTGACGTATTGGAAGGGTAGGAAGATGGTGAGGGAAATTCTAACCCCTCGCTGGTAAAGGAATAAATGGCAGGTGTACTCGAACAATCAGGTGGTCAGCCGCAGAAGCAGCCGCATTATGCGCCAATCTTCGAAGACCGCATGTTCACTGGGCTGTATACGCAGCGTTCTGTGTTACACGACCCGAGTGACGTGTATACTGCGCGATTTTACGGTGGAAGGCCTGATGCCTTGTTGGGCGGGCGCAATATCGAGTTAACGAACCGCTTGACCCTTCAACGTCGTCCTGGTATGGTTCCGTTCGGATGTCCCACCAGCGGCACCACGTATCCGACGCCACCAGACCGCGCGTTCTCGTTCCAGTTATCGAATGGTGAAATTCAAGTCATCATCGACACAGAGAGCAGTGGCGACCTCGCGATCACCAGCGCCGACGATGCTTCCGCAGGCACCACGGTTTACAACGGAACATTTCCGGGCGGGGCGAACAACGGCTACCTAGGTCTAACTTTCTTAATCTCGGGCTTCACTGTAAACCCGCCGAACAACGGCGCATTCACGGTTGTTGCGTCGACTTTAACTACGCTGACTCTCTCGAACAAGCAGGGTGTTGCGGAGACGCGCGCTGCGATAGCGATCACCGCAGGCGGCATTTATCTCGATAATCAGAACTGCACCAAGACCTTGCTCTTCGCGAAGAGCCCCGGCGCAGGTCAGGCTTACTTTATCGGTGTCGGCGGCGTTCTTTATTTCGGTGACGGCGTCGATACAAAGAAGTACACGCCTTTAAACCCGAACGGCACTATCTGGGACTGGGGCATCGTCGCTCCGACCAGTCAACCGAACATCACGGTGACTCAATCGGGCGCTGCGGCTTCTGTCTGGCAGGCCAGCACTGTTTTCTCCACGATGGGTTTGACTTTAGACACCAACAGTCCGTCACAGATTTGGCAGGTTATCGGCATCAATGCAGCGGGCACGAATACGAATCCCACCTTCGGCACCACCGGAACAGGTGAACCGAATTGGCCGACTACGGAAGGCGCTACCATCGTAGACGGCAGCGTGACGTGGACTAACGCGGGCGCTTTAAATGACTGGTCCGCAAACACGTTCTTCACAGATATCGGATACTTCGGCCATTCACCGGGTCCATCATTTGCGGACCCAGCGGCTATCGCGGTTGCCTCGGTCTCGACACTATACGGTAACTTCAAGAACTCCGGCTTCCTTGGAAGCACCGGCCCGGCCAACGACGAGCCTCACTTCTCTGGCGCTTACCCAGGCCCGAGCGGTGGCTATTTCGACAACGGCACTCACTGGTTTGCAATCGGAAGCTACTCGACTCCTGCGCGGTTGGCAACTCTGCGTTGGAAGCCGTCAACCACATACATGGGCTGGCAATCAGGCGGCGACACCGCGACCGTTGCGGGCACTCCGCAGTTGGTGATAACGAATAATCTTCCGGCAGCAACAGGCACCACCGTTTATTTGATGATTCCTACCACGGGCGGCACCTCTAGCACGGGATACACTCCGTTTATAGCTAACTCTGCCGTGGGCGCTACTGTAACAGACGGCGACATCACTTGGATGTGTCTCGGCCCATCTGCTTGGGCTGCAAATCATGCGTACACACCGTGGACAACCCAAGGCCTGATCTTCGGTTGCGTTTGGGACGGCACGAACTTTCAAGTCTGCACCAAGATCACGGGAAGCGGACTCAGCGGCGGAAGCACGCCAGCGTGGAGCACGGGCTACGGCTCAACCACAATCGACGGCGGCGTTACCTGGACTTGCGTAGGGAAAAACGTTTCTTGGGCCGCAGCCCAGACATGGAACTTCCCGACTGTAGGATTCCAACCACCGAGTCAGTCGGAAACATTCGGCGGCTCCGAAGTCAATGGCGGTGGGGACGTTCAAGCGGTAATCGAATCTGGCACATCAGGTGGAAGCCAACCGTCTTGGTCTACCACTACCAGCACACCACCGACGACTTCGGATGGTTCGATCACTTGGCAGGCTGTTGGGGCTACGACAACGAATTCACTTGTGTCATCATTCGGATGGGCATACGCGTACAGCTACAAGGCGCGTCCGATAGACGACTTTTATTCTCCGCTCCCACTTGGTGGCGGCGCAGTTCCACCGGGAAGCGTTGTCCTTGGTCCGCCTCTAGGCTCAGAGACAGATGTGATCTCATCTGCGTCACCGGTAAATCAGATTATCGGTGCTAACTCGGGCGCGGTAAATACGATCACGGGCAACTACTCTCCGGACCCTCAGGTCGATACGATCATCATTTGGCGTTCTGCCGATAGCGCAAGCGGCGGCGGTAACATGTTCGAGTTGACAGAAATTCCGAACATCCCGGCGCTGGCAGGCGTGAAGATGTGGAGTTTCCAAGATTTCCTTCCGAGCGTTGCGACCGGAACATATCCGGGACTGAACGTTCTTCTACCTGCGCCGATTGATGGCGTGAACAATCCGCCGCTCTCGACTTTCTTGCCTCAAGTGTTCAACTACCAGCGTATTTGGGGCTCGAACGGTCAGCAGGTAAACTTCTCCGGCGGTCCAGATACAAACGTCGGTAATCCGAACGAGGCCTTCAACGTCTCGGATGAACTTCCGTTCCTTGCGCCTGTAATTCGTCTCATCAAGACGCCGCAAGGTATCGTGACGTTCTTAACCGACAGCATCGAGATGATCGGTGGCGGTCCTGCCACGGCAACGTTCTTCTCCGTAACGATGGCTCCGGGCATTGGCTTGCTCAGCTATAACGCGTGCGACGTTTTTGCGGGAGAAATTTACTTTTTCTCTAGCGATAACATGTTCCGCGTAATTAGCCCTGGCTTGAACGTGTCGAACTTCGGATTCGCATTAGGCGATCAGTTCGCCAATCAGCCGTCCTTCGGGGCATCGGACACGATTTGGAATCCGGCGAACGTGTATGTGGCGGTTCACCAGAATGGTACCGACAACTGCATCTTCGTCGCGGATGGCTCAACCGGCTGGTACCGATTGAATCCTCACCAGATTCCGGGCGGTTCACAAGGTCCGGAACCGATCTGGTCCCCGTTCGCGGCAATCACTGGCGGATGCCAGATGGTTCAAAGCGTCGAAGTTTCACCAGGCATCAAGAAGTTGCTGGCTGGTGGAACCCAGCCTGCGCAGATTATTTTGGAGCGCGACTTAGAAATCTTCACCGACAATGGTGCTATGTACGACGCGTACTTCACAATGGGTAGCATCACGTTGGTTCACCCAGGCGAACTTGCGATCTTGAAGTTCTTGGAGTTTGATTTCTCCGGCAAGCAGTTCCAGCCGACCATCAGCTATCTGTTGAATGAGATTAGCGGAACATTCACGCCCTTTGTAAACAACATGAATGGGGTACCACAATTCGACCCACCGTCGCTTTACGGCGAGACGATCATCCCGCAAAGTTATAGCCCGAATCGCTATTACTTCAATTCGAACGCGGACGTGGCACGTTGCCGTCACATGCAGGTTAATGTTGACTACGGCGAGACAGCCGTGGGCGATGAAGTATACACGATGACAATTTACGGACGTAAGGTAGTCGAGTTATAATGCCGAATAGCGAATACTTGGTTAGTGAAGAGAGTCTGGCTAACATGCCAGATGCTCCTGCGCCGCAAGGTGCGGGAGCGCCTCCGATTCCTAACAACATGCCTCCGTATTTTGCGGGCTCTCTTGCACCTCAGTTGCAACAGAACGCAGACTATGTGGGTGTTCAAGTAGGAACACCGCGCATCCCGATTCACTCGTTGATGCCGTTTGGAAACCAGGCAAGCGCCTTCACGAACGCGGCAGCACAAAGCACGGTTATCAAGACCGCGCCCTCGGTCCCGGGCATCAACGCTATCGGCTTTAATGGTCCGATAGAAATTTCTCCCCAAACGCAGAAGGTAACCCTGCCGGGTCCTATCGTATGGGGCTGGGCACCGGAGTTATCGGGCACCGTTTTCTCTGGCCCGGTTCCTGCAAATTTGCTTCTCAACTCGGTTGACTATGAAGACGCCGGTTCGGTGGGATTAGACACTATTTCGTTTTTCCCTACAGCGCATAATTCGGATTTCTCTATCCTGATTTTCACTGGAAACGGAACATCATCTACTCCTGCCGGGTGGACAACAACCAGTGCGCCCGTACTTTATTATCAGCAGACACCACCGGGCGCTTTTTCGGTTACCTGTAATCAGACGGGCGGTCCTGCAAACGAGATTATCGCTGGTTTGGTCGCAGGCTTCAACGCGCCGAATACGACGGTTACTCCCACCAACATCGCAACAACGGGCGGTTCGTGGGGAAGCGCGGGTATTAATTTAAGCGCAACTTTCACCAGCGCGAACAAGACGGTCCTTGCCTTTGTGACTGCTAGCGGCAGCACGGACGGAAGCGGTGGGATTCAGCATATCTCCGATACGATGGGGAATGACTGGATATTAGTTGGCACTGCGTCCAGCAGCTACTCTGCCATCATCGGCGGCATAACCCATTATTTCATGGCAACCGTGACTGCATGGGTTTGTATCAATCCGGTAGTAGGCACGTACAACATTACAACGGTTCCCTCGACCAACGCGGGGCAATCGATCACAGGCGCTGAGTTTAGCATCTTCGATATCTCAGGCATCACTTCGATTTCCGGCATACCGAGTTTCAAGCCGTTCAATGATTTCCTATCTCTGTTTGAGGGTGTTACTAGCCTCAATGGGCTTACTGGTGATGTGGATATTGTTGCTGGCACAGGAATCTCTGTCGGGTCGACTGGCCAAGATATCACTATTGCCAACACTGGCGTTACGTCCCTTAATTCGGAAACCGGGGATATAACCATTGTTGCCGGAAGCGGCATCACGGTCACACCGCTTGGCCAAAACATTACGATTGCGGCATCGGGCGGCAGCGGGGCGGCATCGGATTTATTCTCCTTCCCAGCAGCTACGCTGTATAACATCAGTCCTACAAATGCTACATATACTGCGGCACCGATAAATGGAACAGCAAACGGGATTCAGTTCTGGTATTTCAATCTCGACGTGAACGTGACGTTCCAGAAGATTTACTTCATCGGTGCTGGTACTGATTCTACTAATCACTATGATATTGGTATTTATACTAAAGCAGGAGTGCTACAAGCAAATATCGGTGCTACCCTTTTAAGTCTTGGAGGACTGAATGGGTATCCAATTTTGCAAACGTCGGTTACTCTAGCTCCTGGTCCGTATCTCTTTGCTATCACTAGCAACGGCGCAGGCACATTTAAATTTGGGATTGCTGGCGACCTGTACGGGTCACCGATCTGTTTATGTAATGGTACAAGTGGTGCACCTTCGTGGATTGGAACTACGACACCGTCTTCTGGAGGGGTATTGCCGAGTTCTATGACCCCAGTTTTTACTGGTGTGAGTGTTGTGTATGTTAGTAACCCACCGGCTCAACCGATTTTTGCTTTGGGTAATTATTAAAGGAGAAAATTATGGCTTTACCTATCACTGTGTCTTTTAATTCGACGTGTCTGTATAACGCGCTTGCTCTGGGCTGGAATGGGTTAGTTGTTACATTTATAACTGGTCTTTCTGGTAGTTTTGCAAATTTTAATCCTTTGGTATCGGGGGCTTCTGCTCCCCTCGTTAGTTTGACCCTAACATCTGTTTGTGGCGGCGCGGTACCGACAGGGAAGAACATTGGTCCTGCAATTGCACAAGCCGTGGCGGATTTTATTCTACAATACGCTGATCAGAATCCTGACATTTTATTTAATGGGCAGCAGATTTCTCCTGAAGGAGATGCTCTGGTTCTCGCTATACAATCTGCGTTCGGTCTTTACTGATGATAAGTTTCAGCCCGTCGACTGTAGACGACATCGATCAGATTGTGGAGTGGACGAAGCATGACCCGTATCACTTCCATCAAGGCCAGCCGGAGTGGTGGCTGACTGAGGCGGAAGGAAGTCTGCTTGCTTTCTGTTTGATGGATAAGAAGGGGCCAGTGGCTTATGTTCGTCTTGATGTTGACGGTGATTTTATACGCATTCACACACAGTTCGCGCCAGAGGCAGTCGTCTCAAAGCGTCGACTAGTAGTGGGGATGATCGCGGCGGTGAAGAAGTTGATCGAGTTTTACAGCAGTCAGACGATTATGAGAGGATTTATATTCAATTCCATCAATCCGAGTCTGATTATGTTTATGGATAAGCATTTGGGATTTAAGCCAGCCGGGGACGATGACTACTGGCTGATTTTCGAGGGAAAGTAAATGTGCGGACCTAGCTCCTCAGAGACAGCGCTACAGCAGTCGAGTCAAAACTTTGCCTCGATGTTGCAGAACAATTACGGCCAGTTATTCGGTAGCCAAGTGGGTGTTTTGAACGCGATCAACCGTTCGCTTTCACCTATCCTTGCTGCGGGGCCTAACCAGCAAGGCTTCTCCGGCCCGGAACTGGCAGCCTTACAGACACAGGCTATCAATAGCGCGGGCGCGGCAAACACGGCAGCGCAGCAAGCGGCGCGCACTTACGGCGCAGGACAGGGCGGCGGCGGAACCAGCGGCGTAACATCGGGCATCACCAAGCAGATTGAATCGGCTATCGGCAGCCAATCGGCCCAGGCACTCGGCGGTCAAGAGGATCAAATCGCGCAGGCGAATTACCAGCAAGGCAACGCGAACTACTGGCGTGCGCAAGGCGGCATGAATGCGTTGGCAAGCGGGTATAACGCGGGCGGCACAGCGGGCGAGGCGATCAACGAGAACAACGCTTCGTTTGGACAAGCAAATACGGTTAATCAGCAACAGCAACAGGAAGACCAGATGATTGCAGGCGGTCTCACCTCGCTGGCAGGCTCAGCACTAACATTCGGCGCGGGCTTCTCGGGCGGCGGCGGATTACAAGGTGGTTTGACAGCACTCGGCAGCGGCGGTAGAACCAATAACTACAGCTAAGGAATGAAAATGGTAGACCCAACGAACACACAGCAACCGGCAACGGACGAGAACAACAACCCACTCCCGGCGCAGGGCGCACCTCCGGCCCAGCAACCGTCGATCTTGGCGGGCTCTGGTCTTGGCCAGATAGTTGCGGGATACTTGCAGCACTTGGTTCAAAATCAGCCGCCTCCGGTTAGTTCAGTAGTCGCGAAGGCGAAGGCCGCTGCGGATGCGGAAAAACCGCTGGACACAACTACCCCCGTCCCTCCCCCGGGCTCGATGGGTGATAAACTCATCTCAGCCGGACAAGGCGTGATGGGTGACTTGGCGGATGCGGCTCATGCTTCCGACACCAGAGGCGGATGGCTATCAGGCATAGTCAACACTCTGAATGCTCGTCAGCAGCGTCTAGCGCAGCAGCAGAAAGATCAGGCGCTGCTTGCGAAGACCCAGGCCGAGACGATTGCGATGCACCGCAACATCTACCAGCAAGACCTAGCAACGCGCGAAGCTGCGTATAAGGGTAACCAGGACTTTGTCGACACCTTCAAGGTGAACCACGACATTCAGCAAGATGTGACTCACGACGAGTTGATGAAGCGCGCGCAGAACGATAAGGACTTTGCTTCTAATTACTACGTGCGCGCCACAGGCGAGACTCCTGTGTTGGGTACGGACGGAGAGCCGAAGAAGGACAAGAATGGCAACCCGATCATGTCCCCCCTTTACACGGTGGTAACTCGTGCGCCTAAAGACGGCGTGACAGATGATAAAGAAGTCTCACCGGATATGAGTGCCAGCATGAAGAAGTACTTGGGCTCGACGATGCCACCGAAGACGAAGTTGACCCCAGACCAGTACGCTGCATTGGACGGCCAGATCAACCTGACCCGTAATGCGGTAAACATTTTGAACAACACGAATGGGAAGGAAATGTCGGATGAACAGTTGAAGTCGCTGTCGACATACTTAAACGACCCAACCATTCAAGGTGCGATCTCCCACGTCCCGGGCAGCGCATACGCGGGCGTGCAGGAGTATTTGAATAACGCCGATGCTCACTTGACGGATTTGAATAAGCAGATGCAACAGGCGATGAATAATAAAGATCAAGCTAAGATCGATCAAATCAAATCGCAGGCAGGCGATATCGCGGCAGAGAGACAGAAGGTGAGCGCTTTTGCATCCCAAGCAATCGCCCCGAAGCAGATTGAGGAGTACGCCAAGAAGCAGGACGATGCGACCGCGATGCTGACCGACTTGCAGAAGAAGGCGGATGGCGCGCACGGCGAGGAAGCTGCGGCTATCGCGAAGTCGACGCAGACCATGTTGGACGAGGGCAACTACAACGCCCAACAGAAGGCGGTACTGACCCGTATCCAGCGCCAGGCATCGGCAGCAGCCAAGGCCAGCATGGATTTCGAAGTTGACAAGGAAAAACAGAAGGCGGAAGTCACCAATGCTTTGAATGATGACAATGTCGACGTGTTGGTGAATGCGGCGGACAACTACCAGTTGGACCCGAACAAACTGTACACGATGCGCAAGAACACCAACGCGGCATTCAAAACTTTGATGTTGCAGAAAGACCCAACGTGGTCGGAAGCCGTTTACAAGCAGCGTTACAATATGCAACAGGATTTGGCAAAGGATACGCCGAACAGCATGGGCGGGCAAGTCGACAGCTTGAACCGCTTTGCGATGCACACAGGCGTGGCTAACAGAGGAATACAGGGACTGCGCAATATCAATTCCCCAATCGTCAACACCCCTCTCAACAAGGTTAAGTCGAATATGGTCGGCTTCGCGGAAGCACAAGCATTCAAGATCGAGGCTGAGACCGCGAAGGACGAATATTTGAACTTCATCAAGAACGGGCACGTTCCTCCCACGGAACAGGAAGAGCGTCTCGCCGCGATGATTAATGAGAACCGCACACCCGCCGAGTTGCAGGACACATTCCGCGCTATGGCCGAGATTGTCGGCGCTCGTGCGAAGGGCATGAACGGTCGCTACAACACCATTATGGGCGGTGGGGATAAGAGCATTCCGGGTCTTCTACAGCCGGACAGTGAAAACATCCTACGTCAATTCGGCGTGGACGTGTCTGCGATCACGAAGCCGAACGAACTAACCAGCTTCAGCCGTCCGATCAACCCAACGACGCAGAAGCAGCAGCCCCAGGTTCACTCGACAGACGTTCAGCGTCCCCGAGACTTGCCGAACGCAACCGCAACCAAGGACTTCAAGAACAAGGCTGGACAGATTCAAACTTATTGGACCGACGCCAGCGGCAAGCCGCTACGTGTGGTAGCACCGAACGAACTTCCGAAGGAATAACATGGCCGAACAAGACGGAACGACAGCAGTAGCCCAAACACCTGCGCCACCAGCGCAGCCTGATTTGTCCGACCTGTCCCCAGTCGACGGCACAGAGAAGCCGTTAGCGGGGGCGCATCCGGATGCTGCACTCTCGGACTTGACGCCTGTGGAGGGAACGCAGAAGCAGCTTGTTCCTCCCAGCACATACCGTCAAGGCGCTGCGGGCGCATCAACGCTCAGCGCGCGTCCGAATGATTTCCACTCTTGGTTACAGGACGTTCAATCAGACGTGAAGAACGGAACCGACGCGACCTGGGTTGGTTCGATGTTGAAGAAGATGGGCGCGAAGGGAACCAACTACGGCGTGAGCGAGCAGACCGGCGAATTCATGGCAGGCCCGCTTGCTGGCGTCCCGAAGGCACTGGAAGGCGCGATTGAGACAGGGCGTAATATCGTCCCGATTGCAAAGGACATCGCAGCGGGCGGGTCGGTCGCTGGCGCGATTGCCCGTAACCCTGCGGAAGTTCAAAAGACTGAGATTGGCGCGAACAAGGTTGTAGGCGGCGCGTTCCAGTCGCTTGGTCCGGCTGCGGCTCTGGTCGCTCCGGAAGGCGAGGCACTGGCTGTAATCACTCCTGCAATGGCAGCACAGAGCGTGGCAACCAAGGCCGCGCTGCATATGGGCGCAGATGAAGATACCGCCGAGATGGTCGGTAATGTCGCCGCCGTCGTAGCCGGTCATCAGATTCACTCCACACTCCATCCAGTTCTCGACCGCTTCGGAGTCGCGGTAAATAACCGCACCGCTGCGGAACAAGAGTATGTCAACCGCTCTCGTAACTTGGAGACCGCGCGCGCCCAGGCTGCGGAAGTGCAGCAGCGCGCTATCGAGGCCGCTGGCAATGAGACGAACGGCACCGGCACCCCTCAACAGACAGATGCGGCGCGTCAGTTAGCGAATGAGGCCGCGAAGAACGTTGGTGATGCTCAGAAGGCATTCGACCAGGCATCAGAACGTCGCGCGGACGCAACCATTCAATTGGAAAAGCTACACCGTCAGATTACTTCCGTTGCTGATAAGGCGAAGGCCGAGCAGTACGAGCGCACCACCTCGGAGGCACAGAAGGCCAAGGACTACTTCCAGAAGGCCGTGCCATCGAAGGGCGCGAACCGCTACTCGGATGAGGACTACGATGTCGCCCGCGCGCACTTGGAAGTTGCCAAGGCAAACGGTACGAAGGTTAATGACCTGCCGTCTGCGTACACGGCAATCGAAGAGGGTCGTCAAGGAATCGAAGACAAACTGAAGCCGTATATCGACACAAAGTACCGTGATGAGCCCTTGGTTCAAAATCCAGAGAACAGCCCGAAGGTTCGCGTTGCCCAGAAGTTGGATGAGATGGCGAAGGTCGACGGCAACTTTGAAAATGCGATGGACCACTTGTCGGAATTCAGCATCACCGACCCGACGATGTCGGAAGCACAGGACACTCTCACCAAACTGAACAGCTACCAGCGCGCTGCGATGAAGAGCGCGAACAACTGGGACATCTACAACATGATTCAAACGAACCCCGCATTCGCGGCCCGCTTCTTCATGGCAGATGAACTTCGCGATGCAATCTACAACAATTTGGAAGGGCACGGCGTGGAAGGTGCGAGACAAGCGCGTTTGGAAACGAAGTCTCTCATCAACGTGCGCGATGCTATCGGGGCGCAGATTCGTGCCAACCGTGGCGGCGTGGCCGTTCGCGGCAGCGGTAGCCAGAGCACGATGCGCAACTTGGTCGCGAACCTAGTTGGTAGAACCGGTCGCGTAGGCGGCGCGGGTATGGGCGCGGAAGTCGGCGGGGTAGGCGGCGCAGTTGTGGGTTCGATTCTCGGTGAGCAGGCCTTGGAGCCTGTGGCCGATATCATTGCCCCCCGCGATATGACCCGCGACGAGCACATCGAAAAGTCGATGAAGTACAAGGGCACGGAG